AACGACATGGGGTTCTAAACAATGGCACAATACTTCGATTACGTTCCTAATTTTGATTACGTTAGTCGTCTAAATGACGCTAAGAAAATCAATGATTACATTCAGGTCAAAAACCTGTTTAAGAGAGGGATCATTCGTCCTGACATTTTCTCGGATTTGTCATATTTCACCAAATATAAGATTGTTGGTGATGAGCGCCCAGATGAAGTTGCGAACAAAGTTTATGATGATCCCGATCTTGACTGGTTGGTCCTTCTTTCCAATAATGTGATCAATCAAGTCGAAGAGTGGCCTTTGGATCAACAGTCATTCCAAAATTATTTGCTTGGAAAGTATGGATCTGAGCAAAACATCGATGCCGTCCATCATTACGAAAGTAACGAAGTGACTGATACTCTGGGAAATGTCATTTTCCCCAAAGGACTGGAAGTTCCACAGAATATCTCTGTTACTTATTATGATCGTGGGACAGCATCAGAGAAGACTTCTTCAAGTTTCACTTATGCAGTCACAAATTATGATTATGAGGAAAGAAAGCAAAATGACAGAAGAAACATTTATTTGATCAAAGACTTTTACATTGGTCTCATCATCGATGATCTCGAAAGAGTCATGCCTTACCAAGAAGGATCGACACAGTACATCTCTCCTTCTGTCACGAGGGGAGATAACATTCGTCTTTACGGATGATTTAACCAAAGGGGGAACACATGCTTTCAACGCAATATCGATTGCGCCTTGAGGGAATCTGCCGTCAGATTTCTCTCAATGAGGAAGTCAGCCTGGATGACATGATCTGGGCTCAAAAACTTGCAAAATCAAATACTTCTGCCAACGAAATGCTGAGAAAAGCACGACGACAGGCATCCAATCCAGACATGCAGGAAGGAAGTCTGGATGATTTTATGAATAGGATGGGATTAGGTGACCCCGACCCATCCAATCACAAAAAGGGGTTCGAAAGTGCGGATGATGTGATTGACTGGTTCAAACAAGACAGACCAGACGACTGGAGACAGAGAGATTGACTTACGAAGAGTTCATTCTCAAAGGAACAGAGCACTATATGGACATGGTGCGTCTAATTGACCTTAAACTGAAAAATCGCATGGATTTAACAGATGAGGAAAAGCAGATAAATGAGCACATTTTGGAGTTTCAGAAGCAAATCAAGATAAATGAATTAAGAGACAAATTCCAAAAGTGTTGGGAGTTGGAGGAATGAAACCTTTAATCCTTGTTGCCTGTTTTTTACCACTTGCGATGATTTGGATCATTATGAAACTTTCTTTATGGATCTCAGCGGTTAACAACGAGCAGTCCTATGTTAGAGAAGAATCCAAAAAACCACACGGACCTTATGTGGCAAACGCATATGCAGACGTTGACGAAGAGGAAGAGGAATATGGAAATCGCACAGATTATCGATGACGCTCTGCTAGAATATTATTCTGAAAAAGGTCTGACCGTTCCAGAATGGAAAAGACAAAATGATCCACAATGGTGGATTGATTATCTGATTAGTTTAGGACTCGATCCCCAAAACCCATGAGTCACAGAATGGAAAAGATCCCACCCACACATTTAGTCACTCGGGAAGAGTGTCAGGAGATGATTGACGATGCCATACGAAAACATAATCGTAATGCTGCAATTATCAGTATGTGTGTTGGTTGGGTTGTTCTTGCACTTTTTGCTGAAGGTCTCCTTCGACTCATCGGAGTGATTCCACCAATGTTACCCTGGATCAACCTTACTCTGAAATAACATGCTTTTAAAGATTGCACTCATTTGGGTCTCAGTGCCCTTTATTCTCACAACTCTCTATTTCGGCACAAAGGGCGGATATTACGATTCTGACGACTATAAAGGGAACGGAACCGCGCATTGAAAAAGTAATAGGCACAAAAAATGCCCAGAAAATTTTTCTGGGCTATTTTGAAATCAAAAGCTGATTTTCCCTCAGGAGTCAGCCAACTTAGCAAAGTAACTTAGTGCATCGTCATCACTGTCAGTCATGGACGACTGCGAACCATAATCGAAATCATCTTCAACGGGTTCGGGTTTGCGCTCGAAGTTGGGGCGGGATGCTTTTGCTTCGAGTTCAACAGGAGTAACCTCTTCCCTCACACCACTCACAGGACGGTTGAGAACTGCTTCCAGACGACGCTGGAGTTCTTCATAAGTCTTGAAGTTGTCGGGAGAAGTGAATGCACTCAGAGAGTGTTCTTTATTCCAGATTGATTCCAGAGCATCATCGTCTTCAAGGAGGGGACCAGGACGATCGAACTCAGACTTATCATAATTCCAATAACCATCTTTCTTGGTGATCTTCAGTTTGAAGTTAGCACCTTGCCAGAAGTCAAAGGGGTTGATGGGACTTTCGTCTTCAAATTCGGGTTGCATTACATCCATGATCTTGTCAAAGATCTTGCGACCGAACTTGTAAAGGAACACGCGACCCTCATTCTGAGGATTAGCAGGATCCTTCACGACATAAACGTTTGCATAGAAGGACAGTTTACGCTTCTGCTTGCGAGCAGTCTCCTTATCTGCTTCAGTGCCTGAGTTCCACAGACCACGATTGATCTCAGCGAGAGGATCCTTCTGACCAAGAGTGGTCAGGGAGTTCTCGATGTACCAACCACCAGGACCCTGGAAAGCGTGAGAGAACACCTTCACCCAGGGAAGGTCCTCACCATCAGGAGCAGGAAGGAAGCGAAGCACTGCATAACCGTTACCAGTTTTATCCACTTCGGGTTTCCAGAAGCGTTCGTCCGCTCCAGAACCACCACCATTGCCATTCATCTTCTCGACTTCCTTCACCAGTTTGGAAGTCAGATTACCGAGAGAAGATTGCTTCTTGAGTTGAGAAAAAGACATTTGTGTTGTACCTATTTGTTGTTATTTGGCTTTTGTGTATTCCACATGATAATGATGACACAAAAACTTAGGATCGTTCAATCGATCCTCTCATTTCATCGAGAACCTTGGTCATGTTGTTAAAAACATAAGCAATGTCCACATCGGGAGGGAACCCAAGATCCTGAGCGGATCTCATGATGTTCTCCTTCATGGTCTTTGCTTCAGGATCATCAGACAGACTCATCCTTGTGTAAAGGACTTGTTGTTTCTTGAGAAGATTACTCAGCAGTTCGACGTGCTTCATTTTCTCCTCCTTATCCATTTGAGGAAACTGGAAGACAGCACCGTAGATCTCTTCTTGGAGTCTTGCGATGTCATCCATCTCTTGTTGGACAATATCGGATGAGAAGAAACTCATTTGTTTACCACGACCTCCTTAAGGATCTTTTTATAATGGAACACGTCAATATTTAGAAAGGGTGAATACTTTTCCATCCTCATTGACAGAAATTCCCACACAGGATCCTGAAGTTTCTTGTCGAAGTTCTTCTTGAATCCCAGGATTCTTTCTAACAGAACCAGTGTTTCCAAAGAAACTTTGTTCTGAAGATGTTCTTTGATGATCGGTGGGTGAGATGACCCGTTGATCGCAAAGATTGAATCAAACTTCTTTCCTTCAAAGAGATCAGTTGATTCTTGTTTGAAGTGATAAGAGAGTGACTGAACTCTCTTCTTCCATTCAGTGAAATTTGTTTCTCCGCTCTGCATGATCTCACCAATCCAGAGAGATTGAGGATCATTGCAGGCAACAAAGTTAGACACAAAGAAATCCACGACTTCTTTGTCATCCTTCTGACGACTTAACTTCTCAAAAAAGAAACGATCCTTACGCTTGTAAAACGATTGCAAGGTCGCACGAGACTTACCACAATACTTGATGTAATCGTATTTTGGTTTCGTGAAATGATTTTTGAGACCAAGGTATGCCTTGTAAGTTTCGAAGGGACTCACTTTAGGGATCACAGAGGCAACTTGGCGTGAGATGTGCGACGGAGAAGATTGAGTTCCATTGCCTCCGCTTTAATTTTATCCTTTAGCGGTTTGGAAATCAACTTAGGAATCGATTCAACATCGACATTATTTTTTTCGCAGAAGAACACGATCGCATCGATGTAACTCATTCCCTCATTGGTGTGAGCAATCGTTTCGATCTCTTGAGTAAACTTTCGGGAACAATAAAACTTGTTCTCAAACAGTTCTTCGAGATTTTGTTCTTCTGACTTAGACATACTCTCGTAACTTGAATTCAACAAACTCTCTAATATACTTCGAGAGAAGTTGGATGTACTTTCTCTTGTCGTACTCTTCATAAACAACGCATTCTCCGTCCTCACAGGACATAATAATCACAAACTTCTTAACGATTATACCAGTTAATTCGAAAA